CAGATGATCCCGCAAAACTTGCCCGCATCGCTGGTGTAAATGTAACGCATGACACGTTACAAAAGTTTCCAAACGGCAAGAACGCACGGCTTGAATTTGAGCGTGAAAAGCAGGCCGAATATCGAGCAGAGAAGTCAAAGGCTGGTAAATCTGGCGCTGAAAAGCGATGGCACAGCCATAGCACAGCCATCGTTTCGCCATTGGCAAACACTATGGCAAACGATAGCTCTCCGTCTCCGTCTCCGTCTCCGTCTCCGTCTCCGTCTCCGTCTCCGTCTCCGTCTTTGATTCCTACTCCTACTCCACCCTTAACGGAACCGGCTTTGCCTCCTTCCGTTGATCAGGATTTGAAACTGGAACCAACTCTAGCCAAAGTCAGGAAGCCAAAGCCATCACCTCCTGACCCGCGCCGTCAAGAGTTCCTGAACATCTTCCGCGAATACTTCGAGCAAGGCATCGGTGAAATATGGGCGGGACCAGACGCAGCAGACAACGCGCAACTGAAACGCCTATTCACTCGCCATCCCGATATGACTCCTGACGAATGGCGGGAATACCTCCTTTACATCCATCACGAATCCCAAAAGGAATACGCTCCAAACCTTTTGCGCGACTGCGGCACACTGGCGCTAGTCTGCTCGAAATGGGACAGAATCAAAATCTACTCCGCCCGTAAATGAATCTCCCTCATTCCATCGAATCCGAAAAAGGCGTTATCTCCGCCTTGCTACAAGACCCTTCCCGCATCTTCCGACTCAGGACCAAGATGGAAGCGGCAGCGTTTTACCAGGAAGCGCACCGCATAATCTACACGGAGCTTCTCACGATGGAGAATGAAAACATCCCGATCGACGTAATCAACCTCACGAATCGACTTCGCGACCAGCACACGCTCGATAAAGTCGGCGGACCTGCGGAGCTGATGGAGCTATACGCCTTCATCCCGTCGCCAGCGCTTTGTGAGCACTACGTCAACGACGTTCTAGCCCGCCACCGGCAGCGGCGGGCTATTGCTGGCTTCTCTGACGCCCTAGAGCGCGTTTTAGCGCATGACCCGAGTGAAGACCTTCAAAGCACGATTAACGATGCGCAGGCGGTTATTATCGCGGCACTGGATGGCAGGAGCATGGAGAACACCACGGCAAGCCTGACAGAGTGCCTGCATGAGCACATGGAGCATATGGCAACGCTCACGGAACGCATTCAGGCCGGGCAGACTCCGCTCATCCCGACTGGCATCCCATCGCTGGACAAGGCAAGCGGCGGCATCGGCCAAGATGAATTCTGGCTTGTCACCGGCCCCACAAAGTCCGGCAAGTCAGTTTTGACCGGCTGCATGGGTGTTCACGCGGCTTACAAGGGATTCAAAACCAAGATTTACACCAACGAAGTCGGACGGCGCACCTATGCCGGGCGAATCCTCGCCAGCGCGGCGGAGGGCATCGACGGCACGATTGAACGAAAGGGCATCAACACCCGGCAGCAACAAGACGCATACGCCAAGGCCCAAAGCGAACTTATGCGCTCAATTGGTAAGGTGATCAGCATCGACAATGCCAGCGGGAAATACGTTGAGGACATTGTTGCTGACATTCGGCAGGAGTCGGAAGGTGGCGTGAAACTGTTCATTGTGGATCTTATCGGCAAGATCAGGACGCGGCAAAACTTCAATTCCCGCGAGCGTGAGCTTGCCCACATTTCCCTTTCGCTTTACGAGGCAACCAAGCGTTACAAATGCGCCTGCATCGTGGTCGCACAAGAGAACGATGACGGACAAGTGCGCGAATCCCGCTCGCTAGCGATGGATTGCGAGGCATGGATCAAAGTTTGCCACGTTTTCACACAGCCGGAAAAGAAGCGATTCGCCGGGGCCGCTGAGCCTGAACTCATTCGTGATCGTCGCGACATTCTTGTTGAGCTTGCCCGTGGATTCGCGGCAGGCGATAAAATCCGCTGCATTTTTGACGGTGGACGATTCCTGATTCGTGAATTACAATCGGACGACTGGACCGACAGATGAATTGTCTTGACACAATTTCCATAGAACCGCTAAAATCACTCCCAAGACCATGCCAGACGAACCATTCCGACGCTCAATGCAATGGAAGATCACGCCGTCTTTTGATCGCGCTACTGGCATTGTCGCGCTCGAAACTGAGGATTGGGGTGGCAGGATCACACGCGAGGTCATGAACACCAAGGATCAAGCCATTCGGAAGGCATTAATTGCCCTTGGGTGGACTCCGCCAACACATGAGCGAACGGAATTCCCAAGAGACACACGGGAGGATTATGAGCCATGCCAGCACTGAAAAACCCCAAGCACGAAGCTTTTGCACAAGAATTTGTGCTGACTGGCAATGCTTCCGAGGCATGGAGGAGAGCCACGGGTAAAACGGAAGGTGCTGACAAATACGCCGCCGAGTTCGGGGTAATTCGTGGTATGGCTGAAAGAATCGCTGAAATTCAAAGCGAGCAGGCTAGCAAGTCGGAGCTGTCCAAGGAATATCTCCGCAACTGGTGCGAGCGAATCATCACCGCTAAGCCATCGGCGGCGTCGGAAGACTCGGACATCTGCGAAACGGTGATGACTAAGATGGGACCATTCACGGCCCTTTGCTCGAAAATGGCGGCTTTTGATCGGCTCGCTAAACTCTGCGGCCATTTTGCTCCCGACAAAGTAGAGCACTCCGGCACCGTTGGGCTTGAGGGGCTGACTGAGGCCGTCGCTGCTGTATTTCGCAAATGATCACCGCCGCTGAAATCCTCCCGAAGCTCTCCGATAAGCGGTGGAGGATGAGTCACTTGCAGCAAATCCTCCCCGAGGATGACGCAGACGGCAAGATGACGCCGCTCGTCCTGCGTGGCGAGCAAGAGCAGCTTTTGAGCGAGCGGCACTTCCGCAACTTCATCCCGAAAGCTCGAAAGCTGGGCATGAGCACGCTGATCGTCTTGGACAACGCTGACGAGTGTATCACGGTTCCGAACACCCATTGCGCCATCGTGGACTTTCGAGAAGAGGATGCCATCAAGAAGCTGAATATCGCCAAAATGAATTGGGAGGCTGGGCCGTCGCATCCTGACCCCGTGATGCGCGCCATCTGGCAGGAGGTTCACCGCAATATCAAGATGACCGCCACGACTGAGAAGCTCGTCTGGTCGAATGGCTCACGGCTCGAAGCTGGCACGTCGTTCATGGGGGGCACTCCACGGCGTATTCATTGGTCAGAAGCTGGCCCGCAGTCTGCGCAGGCACCGGAACGCGCGAGGAAGGTCAAACGAGGCACGTTCAACGCACTCGGTGCGCACGGTATGCTGGACGTGGAAACGACGATGGAAGGCGGAGAAGGCACTGTTGCACGCGACATCTTCGACCTTGCCTTGTCGATGGTGGGCAAGCCGCTCACTCGCATGGACTGGAAGCTGCATTTCTTTCCTTGGTGGAATCACCCAAGCTACGACCTACACGGGCACGTTCCCACGTTGCCAGAGACACTGAAATACGCCGCTGAGATGGAGTTGAAGCACGGCATCAAGCTCACGCCTTCGCGATGGGCATTCTACGAGAAGAAGAAGCTCGAACAGAAGGAAGACATCTGGACGCAGTTTCCGACGATTGCCGAGGAGTGCATCAAGACCGTTGTCACGGGGCAAATCTTCCCTGGTATGGTCACAGCGAAGTCACAAGGCCGTATCAGGCCACTGACGATTGAGGCTAAATACCCGCTCTTCACGTTCTGGGACATCGGCAACGACGGCTTGTCGGCATGGCTTGGACAGATGCCGCACCGGGATATTTGCTGGCATCGCTTCTTTCTCACGACTGGCAAGGGCGCTGTCGAAGCCGTGGCACAGATTCAGCGATGGGAGGCTGAGCTTGGCAGGCCGATAGCCAAGCATTTCTTCCCGCATGATGTGGACTACCGCGATAAGGGATACACAAAGACCTACCGGCAACAACTCGTCGAGGCTGGGCTGGCAAATCACAAGATCATCACCGTTCCCGTCGCTGGCGACAAGTGGGACGCGGTGAACTCGGTTCGTGATCGCATCGCCCGAATGTGGTTTGATCCAGCTTGCGAGATTAAACAAGTGGACGAGTTTGGTGAGCCGCTCCCCTCTGGCGTTGGCTGCATGATGAACTACCGAACACAGCCAAAAGCCGCATCTGGCGCATTGCGTGCGCTGCCGTTGCATGACATCAACTCCCACGGTGCAGACTCGATGCTCACTTTCGGGTGCGCTGACGAGCTTGGTTTTATCAACTCGGCAGTTGAGGGTGGAGACAAGCCACGGAGAAGGCCCGCAACATACGACTCAGGAGGATATTGAGCATGACTTATCGCGACATTGAAAAAAGACGGCAAGAACTGCGCGAGCATCACCGCGAAATGTTTGAATTGATGTGTTCTTTATACATTTTCGGTGCCATCGTTTGGTTGCTGATGGTAATCGCCAGCGCTGTCTTTTACTTTACAAGATCATGAACTGGCAATCACTCATGGCTGAAACGAGGGCAAAAGAAGCCGTCTCGCAGGCGAACAATGCGCTTTTCTCGGGTGATCCTGACTTTTACTCCAAGCAGTTCGCGGAGAACTGGAGCGAGGCTTTGCAGTGGGGCGCGTATAAGTCAACACTTCCCGACAAGCTCACATTCGCCCCAAGATCGCACCGTTGCTCTTACTGCCGCTCAATCTACCAAGCTAACCGCTGCCCAAGCTGCGGAGCCTCACGCCCATTATGAACTTTCGAGATCACGAAAAGCGACTGGAAGAGTTAAAGCGCCATCATGACGAGGTGCTGTGGACGATCTGGGAATGCTTCAAGGTCTTTGCAACAGTTTGGACAATCGGAGCAATCATCAGCGCGTTAATCTATTTCCTGAAATCATCATGACACCTTTCGAAGAAGCCCAAGCCGTCGCGCGCCGTGTCGGCCTCGATTTCCACACAACACTAGCCGAGCACCACGAACGCGGCTTTGTCTGGTCGTCGCCAGATTGCTTCATCCTGGCGATGGAGTCATGGAAGGATTTCGAGCTTCCCACCGCTGAGCCTGCTTATTTCATAACTCTTGCCGTCGGTGACATCGGGCAATTCGTCCGCATCGACCCAAAGCCGGATAAGAAGTGGATCGGCTTTGCAAGACAGGACGGCGGAGATGTCCACTGGTTGCCCTATGCCAGATTGAGGGCGCAGTATCTCAAAAATGAGAGTTTGCAAGATTCTCACAAATGAGAGAGAATCGGGGCACTTATGGGAGGCTCCGCAAAAAAACCAAAACAACCGCCACCAGCGCCAGCGCCAGTCCGCGCCGATTCAGCCGCAGGCGAGCAAGCTGCAATCACCTCGGGCCGTCGTGATGGACTGCGAAAGACGATCAATCCAGACAACCCGCTCGCGCCCGCGTCGTCTCTCGGCTCCATCGGCAAACTCGGCATGGGCGGCGAGGGCACGATGATCAACACCTTCACGCCTCCTGCTTCCTTGATGAAGCCTAAACCCGGCTCGAAATACCTGTAACATGAGCGAACTATTCGAGGGAACGGAGCAAACTAAGGGCTGGCTCAAGCGCTACGAGAAGCTGAAGACGGCTCGCGGCGTCTGGGATACTGCATGGCAGGAGATCGCCGAACACATCTTCCCTCGCAAGGCCGGCATCACGCAAAAGGACTACACGCCGAACAATAACCGGGATGCACGGCTCTACGACACGACGGCAATGGATGCTCTCGGCAAGTCTGTTGCTGGTTACATGAGCTGGACGACGAACAAGACTCAGCCTTGGTATGAGTTTACGCCCGTTTTGCAGCAGCGCCGAAGTGATCCTGTGAAGAACTGGCTCCGTGAGTGCTCGATGGTGTCGCAGGAATACATCGCGGACTCGAATTTCTACACCGAGCGGCATGAATACCTGAACGACGTTTGGGGCTTTGGCACTGGCTGCATGTTCG